TCTCCACTATAACTAACTCGTAACTCGTAATTCGTAACTCGTAATTCATAATTATAGAAATGGCAAAGACAACGCTTCAAAACCGCGTCGTGCGCAAGAGCATTGCACGTTCGCGCCAAGATATACAGTCGTGGACTCGCGCTAAACGCTACGCACAGCAAGCCAACGACCCAAAACAGTACCTACTTCAGGATATATACACCGACATAAGTAACGATGCTCTACTTACGTCGCAGATAAACAACCGCCACGAGCCCACCATCGCAGCCGACTTCGTGCTGCAGAACGAAAAGGGCGATGTGGACGAAGCCGCCACCAGCGCGCTTCACTCCATACCTATTGTGCAAGATGTCATAAAGGCCATACTCGACAGCGAGCTCTACGGCTATACGCTTGTAGAACTTAGCTACGACGGCACGCCACGCATGACGGTGCTACCTCGACGCAATGTAGATCCCGTATTTGGTCGATTCTACTTCGACGAGACTGGCGGCGAACACATTCGCTACCGCGAAGCTAAGGAGTATGGCAAGTTCATCCTTGAGTTCAACAGCGACCACCTCGGTCTGCTCAATAAGTGCGTACCGCATATCTTATTCAAGAAGTTTGCGCAGTCGTGCTGGAGCGAGCTGTGCGAGATATACGGCATACCACCGCGCTACATAAAGACCAACACACAAGACGAACAAATGCTCACACGTGCCGAGAGTATGCTGCGCGACATGGGTGCTGCAGCCGCTTTCGTGATAGACTCTACAGAGGAATTCCAATTCGCGCAAGGCGTCAGCACCAATGGCGATGTATACAACAACCTCATTCGCCTGTGCAACAACGAGACTTCGCTCGTCATAGTAGGCGCCATCATCGGACAAGACACCGAGAATGGCAACTATTCCAAAGAACAGGCGTCGATAGGTCTTCTCGGTCGCCTCATTCAGAGCGACCAGCGTATGGTGGAGATGTATATGAATACCGTTGTGCTACCCGCCTTCATGCGCATAGGTTGGCTTCCACAGCGAAGTGTGAAGTTCGCATTCTCTGCCATAGAAGACAGTGCCGACCTTTGGGCGAAACTCACCGCCATATTGCCATACAAAGACGTCGACAACGATTGGATAATGGAACACTTTGGCATACCTGTAGCCGACAAGAATTTTTCGCTCTCCGCCAAACCTGGCACTAAACTCGAATTCTTTGCGTAAACGACCTCTCAACAATGGGGCATGCCCATTGTCGGAGACAACCACCGTCTGTAACTCGTAACTCGTAATTCGTAACTAAAGACGTAATTCGTAACTAATGAAGCTTTCGCTCGAATATCTCTACTTATCTCACGCTCCACTCGGCAAGATACTCAAACTCTTCCTCGAGGCGTGCCCCGACTTCTGCTTGCTCTCCAAGCGGCGCGAACAGCAGATAATAGACGACATAGCACTTGGCGATGCACCCGTGAGCCGCGACCTCTTCGAAGCCTATTCGAACAACCTTCGAAAGGCCATCAACACCGTATTTGCCGATGGCGACACGCCACTTGCCGACAGCCTACGCGCCAACGTGAGCCGCTTCTCTGCCTACAAAGCAGCCATAGCCACCGAGCAGATACGTTCCGCCGCTCGCAATGGTGGCGACCCTGAGCCAGTTCTGCATAAATTCAACCGCTACCAAGCCACCGAATACTCCACCGCCGTCAACCGTGCACGCACAGGCAAGCAGTTTGACGAGTTCTGCCAAGACCGCCACCTACGCCTATTCCCCAACCTCCGTTGGCTACCATCTACCAGCGCCGATCCGCGCGAAGAGCATCGCGTGTTTTGGAACCGCGTATGGCCAAAAGACGATCCTTTTTGGAGCGAAAACCAACCTGGCAACCTATGGAACTGCCATTGCGACTGGGAAGAGACCGACGACGACGCCACCGCCGACAATCCAAAGTCGCGCGTGGTAGAGGCGCACCAAGGTCTCGAAGGCAACCCCGCCGAGACGGGCAATGTGTTTAGCGATGAGCATACGTATATGAAACATGCATCGGCAAGCACAGGCATAGAGGTGATAAAGGCTGCACGCGACGTTGTTCGTGCGCAACATGGCGAAGGCAAACGCATTGCAGAAACCTCGCTCGGCAAGATTCTTATCGACAAAATATCGATACAAGAGTGCAGCAAAGGCTCTGCCGACGACAAAAGCTATTTCTTGAAACAAGAGATTGCCAAAAACATTGAGGCGTATACGAAGCAGATGGAGTTCCTTAGAGAGGAAGAAGTGGATTTATCTCACAATAATAAGAAGCTACCGTTTTATAGACGAAAGAAACACTTCAAACATATTGAAGTGTATAGCCTACAAGTAAAAGGTTATCCGTTTGTAATAAAAATCGGGGAGTTCAAGCGCAACAAATTGCATCACCTCTACTGCATTACAGGATAAAAAAAGGAACCGTAGTCTCAAAGAGGTATGAGCAGCTTACACGGTTCCATTACTCTCAAAACGAGAGACAATGCAAATATAGTATTTATATCTAATCAAAGAAACAATTCATGACAGCCAAGAAAAACGAAGTGGTTGTGCGAGTGTTCCGTGCTAAAGTCCCTCGAGGGGCTATATCGCAACGCAACGCCGTTGAAGAGTTACGCCGCAAGGCAGAAGCATTTGTTCTGTACAACAATAAAGATGCTTTGATTCGCGCCGACGAAGTGCAAGAAGAGATGTTTAGCACCAGCCTTCACGGCCGAGCCGACAAATACTATATCATAAGAATCTACGAAGACATCAGCAAACTGCCTCACCAAACTGGCAGGTGCGACTGGTAAGGTGTCATGACAGCCGCCCTCTTTTTTTGACGTTCGCTCTTTCTACCGTCAGCGCCACCAACTTACATTTGTTCTGATGAAAGATGCTTGTCAACGGACAGGTCTTGTATTTTATTGGGAATACCACTCAAAAGCAAAAGGCGTGCGCTGACGCCGCCTTTTTTCAATCTCTTTTTTTGCACGTTTCCTATTGATTTTAGGGTTAGTAACAAACAAAAAAAAGGCAGTCGAGACGACCGCCTTTTTTCGTTTTTATGCACCACAGTGCGCCTACTTATACGTAGCTATCTGCTCCGACAGTTCGAGTATCTTCGCCTCAAGAGTCTTCTGCTTTGCAGAACCCTCGCAAATCAAGTTTTCGAGTGCAGCCTGGTTGGCTTTTAGCGCTTCTATCTTAGCACCTATAGACTTCACCTGAGCAGCATACACGCCACACATTCTCTCCGAGCGTTCTTTTTCGGTGCATAGTTCGTTACGCTCAGCGTTGAGTTGTTCTAAAGTTTTCTTTCCCATTTTTTCTATTATTTACGAATGTTTCTTGTTAGTCTACGTCGCCTATGCCGAGAGCCACATGCTTCCATTCGCCATCGCGGCTGTCGCGATAGTCGGCACGCACCATCTGTTTGGTGGTGATGGGTTGATACGACTCTTCGATAATCTTCACACCCTCGATGAAGGTTTCGTCTTGTGTCTCTTCGGCCATTTTGCGCAGCTGGAGCACACGCGAAGCTTTGAGTGTACCCTTCTGATCGCGAGCAAGCAGACGCATGATGGCGTTCACCAAGGCTCGGCTCTTTTCGTCGGTGGCAAGGCTCTCTATGTAGGACTTCACCATAGCTATGCCATCTTCCACCGTGTCGCGATAGCTGTCTATCACATTACTGCCAAGCATTATGCGCTTGGTGCCATCGCTATTGGTGAATGTGTGGGTGAACTGTCCTTCGCGGTTCATGCCCATGATGTCTTTTTTCATAGCCAAAGCATTCTGAAAGGCCATGTAGACCTGCTGCTTCACTCTGCTTATTTGTGCGCTAAGGGCTATCAGCACAGGCAAGCATCGCTCTATCTCTTCGTCTACGAGTTGAGCATAAGCTTCGCGGTTCTCTTTGCGTTGTTCGGCAGCGCGGCGGCGTGCCTTCTCTTGTTGAAATGCGCGAAATTCTTGCATTTCGCTGTCTGTAAGTTGCTGTTCCATATCTATAATTATGTATTACGAGTTTTGAGTTACGAGTTTCTATCTTCAACTGTCAATTCTTGCTTAGGATTGAGCATTACCATCTCATGCTTGAGTTCGTGATAGATGCTGTTTATAGCGCGCTTCTGACTCTCAACAGAGGCATACTCCATTCTTGTCGTTTCCAGCTGCTTATCGATAGTTAGGCGCCGTATCTTCAGCTTACATATATCGCGCTGAATCTCCTCTTGCGTCTTGTTAAGAGGTCTGTTGTAGGTCGCCTGGTCGTAGTTGATGGACTCCATCCACGAATCGTACTCTTGTTGTGTTGCGCACTTCTTAGGTGCGAATTTTGCGCGAAGCGCTGTTTCTAAATCTTTCATTGTTTTAATTATTAATTGTTAATTCTTAATTCCTTTGAGTTCCTTCAACTTGGCAAGAGCCGCGTCGAATGTGCTGTAGGTGCAGCCTGGAATGAAGGCGTAAGCTATCCAGTCGGGGTGCTCGGGGTGAGGGTCGCGCTCATCGTCGCGGGTCATCACCCTATAGGTGCCATCGGTGAATGGCACAATCTTGTATTGCGGACGAAAACCATCGTCGGGTAAGTAGAAGCCTTTCATACAGCTATCAATTGTCAATTGTCAATTCTCAACTGTCAATTTTCAATTCACCAACCTATTGAAGGGTATTCAACTTGTGTTCGAACGTGCTTCAAACTGCTGAAGTTGGTAAAGATGATTTTGCCCATATTCACAGCTATGTAGTTCTCCATGCGACAGCCTTTACTCTTGTTCCATCCGTAGAGGAGTAGCACAGCTTCGCAGTCGAGCAGGAGCTGAAAGTCGCGCAATATGTGCTGCTCATAGGTGGCTGTTTCGGGCAGTCCGTTTTCGAGTGGACACACAGGCGTGTGACCTGCTTCGCTGATGAAGCGCTTAGCCTCTTCGAAAGCGCGCTTCACCTCTTCTTTGTTTTGTCCCGTTATGGGGCCGCTGATGTAGATTTTCATTGGTTATGAATTATGAATTACTAAATATGAGTTCTGCACTACGACTCGAGCATTTTTAGCAGCGCTTCGCACCGCTCACGGCTATGTATGCTTATATGGCCATGCGCCACTTGCACCATCTTAGTGCGCTTCACTATGATGCGCTCAAAAGCCGAATAGTCCACCAAATAGAGATTATCGTCGTTGTTCAACGCCAAGATGCTTACATACTGAGCATCGGGCGGCAGGGCTGCAAGAACCCTCAGTGTTAAGCGTTTCATTGTCTGTAGTGTTATGGATTATTAATACAAGTCGCCAACGTCGGTTTGCTGCATCTCTATGCGCGCCGCTGCTTTTTGGCTTTTGTGTTGTCCGTCGCTATCTACTATGCAGAGCTTCGATAGTGTGTTGTAGTCGCGTGCTGCAACGTACTGCATCTGCTCCTCGTCCATCTCGAGCAATCGTTGTTTGCGGCTGTCGATAGCTGCATATAGATCACTGATGCGCGCCTCCTCTTCGCGGTTGAAGTTGCGCACGCGTTGCAGAGCTTCGGCGTCACCTTCGCGGCGTTCGATGAGTGCCATAGGCTGCACGTGCTTCTCTTCGAGCATGAATCGCAGTGTGCCGTCGGCATTTACTGCCATTACCACCGCCGTATCGGCTGGATCGTACACCATAGTCCATTGTGTACTGGCGTAGCGGCGAAAGTTGTGATCGAAGCAGTCGAATTCCAACTTACGTCCGCCTGTGCCTGGCAGTGTCATAGTTATGCCAGTATTGCGCATGAGGTAAGTGCGCTCGGTGCGTTCGCCATAGGCCATCAGATAGGCTTCTGTGGTCATTGGGAAGCGGTTCTCTTCAGGCATTGCGCTCCATTTGGCTACATATTCATCGTGCAGGCGTGCACGCTCCATAGCTATAAACTTCTCCAGCTGTGCTATGCAACCTTCGCGGTCGGGAAAGTCTTTGCGATACTTGTTGATATACTCAGTGTTGGGCTGATTCTCCTTGCGACTCGTAAGGCCATAGCCGCTCCAGTTGGTTTGTAGGTGACAGTAGGTGTCGTTGAAGTAGCGAAACCACGGCTCCACAATCTTGGCTTTGGCATTGCGCACGGCAGCTGGCGTAACGTGAACGGCCGTCTGCTTGTATAGCTCCTCGAGGTTCTTATATCCAGCGTGGTCCATCTGTATCTGTGCAGGGCGAAAACGTCCACCAAATAGCTCTTGAACATGATTCAAGGCGTTGCGAAGTGCTTCGCGTATGAGCGCGGGGCTCTCGTTGTCGGCTATGGCATAGCCAATAGGATATTTGGTGCAAGCATCGAGCACCACCTCTATTGTCAGGCGGTTGTGATATGTAGTCACTGCGTGACCCTTCTTGTCGACGACTGTCTTCTGATAGAGTAGTTCTGCATCCCATCCGTCGAGAGTCCATAAGTAGAGTGGTGCAGATGGAGCAGAGCGCTTCACCGTCATAAGTCGGTTGGCTCGGAACTGTGTTGCGCCATGTCGACGTGCATATATCTCCTGCTCGTGCTCCTGGCGGAAGTAACCCACCATTCGAGCCGTAACAGGTGACGCATCCGAAGGTCGGTTGATATTGTAAAGTTGCACCACCTGTGCATCGTTGAGGTTGCGCGGATCGCTGACAAGGTTGAACAGCAAGGCACGCTCCTCTTCGGTGCGCATTTTATCGCTATTCGAGAGACGAGCTTTGTAGTTGTTGTGTACAAGGCTTTCGTAACCATCTTTGCAGTATTGTTGGTACTTTCTTTGCAAGCTTCGCGCATTAGCAGGCAACTTGTGCGGCCACACTTGAGTGTCTAAGTCTTTTACACTGTCGGCAATTTCGTCCCACACATTGGCAGCGCGATGACCAAGCGCACGGCGTTTGCCCGACTTGGCAGCCAAATAGCCGCTTATAGCATCCATGATACACACCTCAGCATGATACTGACGCACCACAGTCACTGGCAAGTGTCGCCCCGACGCTGTGATATACTCTTCGTAGTATGTCGCTGCTTCGGTATTGGACTGAAGTCTGCCTTCGAGCATATTCACCTTCAGTCGTTGATATGGATCTCCTATCATGTCTACTATTTTTCGCTTGAAGCGCTCGGGCAAACTCTCATAGTCCACAAGTGCATTCACACCCCTGCAACCACGACGTACCACTCGCACGTCACGTCGACCTATTAGGCTTCGATAGTTGCCATCACTTATGACGCCATTCGCCACAAGCCACTGCACCTCTATAGCCAACACGCCTTTGCACACTTGCACCATCTGTCCCATTGCGCCGCCCTCTCTTAATACTTAGTTTTCAGATTGTTCTTTTGTGTGACAGGTTCGTCGTATGTGCGCAATGCTCGATCCACGCGCACCTGATTCTCTTGCCGACCCATGTGCGCAAAGAACTCTTCGGCTTCGGCACGTATTCGGGCTATGCTGCGCCTCTTTTGCTCGGCTATCATCTCGTCTATACTCATCGATTTCATCTTGAATGCTCGGCGCATTTTAGTCTCTTTTATATATCTATACCCAGCCTCGAATGCTGCCGCGCGCGCCCATCTTTGAGTGCCCTTCATGCCCTTCTTGGCTTCTACCATGTCGTGCACATCCTCGAGCCTTATTGCCCATTCGCCCTTAGCATCGGGGCGCATCTCCACTCCAAGCTTACGCAGTGTGCGCTCGAGTATGGCCATCGATCCTGCACGTATCAGACGATTTGCCTCTCGCAGTGTGGCCCATTTCTCGCCATCCATCTGCGTAGTGTATATTTCTCTATCTATCGTATACATAGTGCTTCAGTTTAATGATGTTATTTCCATAGAACGCTTCACCAGCGATGCCGCCTCCACCTGTTCGCTTTTAGCCTTCCAGGCGTAGTAGATTTGCTTGAGGTGGCTTAGCTCTATGCTGCGCAGAGCCTTCTTGCGTGCCGCGCGACATATCACCGTACGTATGGCTTCGCTGTCGTCTTTCCAACCATTGTCACGTAGCCACTTACCCACTACACCATAAACCCTCTTTAGCCACTTGGCGCGTTCGTCGCAATGCACCTCGTCGGCAAACATCTCATGCAGCCTACGGCGAAACAGGCGCAACTGTCCCAATGGTAGATCTGCCGAACTCTCCACGCCATAGCTCGTTAGCATTAGGCGCCAATTCTCGTCGCTTATGCCACCCATATTTTTTATTCTATGTATGTCAGCAAGTGCCACGCGACGTTCGGGATTGTCTTTAGTTTCTACTCGTTTCATTGTTTCGATTCTTTGTGGTTTTTATCTATTAGCCCAATACTCGGCGCTCTTCAGCGGCCATACGTCGTAGTGCTCACCACCGCCATAGCGGCTCTGCGGCATGGCGCGGTAGCCTTCCACATATATTTTAACGTTGGCATCAAATTTTATCGAGTTGGCTACGTTGCCCTTTGGCTCGGAGCCATCGGCGTGGCTGATGAAGATGAATAGCTTGCCTGGGTTCTCGTCGCGAAGCTGCTTATAGTCGGTGTAGGTCATACCTGTGTATTGCACCGAGTCTACTATTATCATCTTAGGCGCTTTCTCCTTCTTCAGGCGCTCGCGAAGCTCTTCTATTGGTTCTTTATCCAGTAGGTTGAAATTGCGTTTTGCCTTGCCGTCCGAAAATCCCACCTCGGCTATTGCGTTTTGCATAGTGAGGCTCAAGCCCTCTTCAAGGCTATTGTAGGCTACACGCCCGAAATTGGTTAAGTATCTTGCCAGTTGCAGTGCGAACCTGGTCTTGCCATTGGCACTCTTGCCCCAAATGAGCCAACTGCCTGTGCGTTCGGGCTTACCTATTGCCGCAAGCCATGCTCCGTCGAAGTCGAGCGTCGTGGGGCGAAACTGGCGTATCTGATGTACGTTATATGCTCTTTTCATAATTTTTATCGCGCTGATAACACAGATTGAACAGATTTTATTATCGATTGAACCCCTTTCAATCTGCGTTATCTATGTTCTCTGTGCGAATTCTATTCAACTTACGGCGAGCCGCATGCACCCTTCGTGCTACACGCCTTAGATCCGACTCTGAATCTCTTATTATCCCGTCGATAGTGCGCTCGTCCACTATGCCGTTGGCCTCGCATACCATCACTATATCTTGCGCCGACACGCCCGCAAGTGGCACGCATTTGCGGCCGAGGCGGCTCCATATCTCGTTATATCCCTGCTTATTGTGGCGTACGCCTGAGAGTAGCTTCTTTTCGAGGTGGCTCGTAGCTATAAGCACTATGCCACAAATACCCTCCAGCTGATTGTAGAGCGTTATAAACGCATTCAACACCTTATCGGATAGCTTATCCGCTTCGTCCAATATTATCAAAGGACGATCAGTCATGCGAAGCTTCTTTACTGCCTTACGCGTGAGTCCTGCAAGCGTCAATCCTGCAGTGTCTTCGCCCATCACCGTCAGTAGCTCTTCTATCAGGTCTTTGCGCGTCCAATACGAATCGCACGACACCACCACTACACTCTGATGCATCTCCGAATAGTGCCTACATGTGAAGCTCTTGCCTGACCCTGCTGCACCCACAATGCTCATTACAAGTGAGTTTTGTTGTGCATCGTCCAGTATGGTACTCAGTGTGCGAAAGTCGGCCGTCTCTACGGCTTCCCATCGCTCCTCTTTGTAGCCTATGCCAGCGGCAGCGGTGTGCCATTGCTGATCGGCTATCTTGTCCCAATCGCCCGTAAGCATCTGACTTATCATAGGGCTGCTCATCTTGAGCGCCTTTGCAGCCTTTGCCTGGCTGCCGTAGCGGTCGCAATAGTTTCTTAGCGCCACCGCAATTCTCTGTTTCTTGATCGTTTCCATAGTATTTATGTGAGTATTTATTACTTACTACTTATTACTCTTTACTTGCTACCTCTACAAAGTGCGCCATCAGTTCGCGCGTTACAGGTGCAGGACGTTCCTCCACCACACGTCCATCGGGTGCGATGGTCTTCATAGTGGCTTCGCTCAGTAGGCCTATCTCACACAGCCAACCATTCCAGAACTGCACCGTCATCACACCACCGCTGTGGTCGTAGTTCACAAGCCATTGCCCGCGTGGTATTTTCAAAGCCTCTTCCACGCCGCCGTGCTGCAATGCGCATCGGCGTATGCGGCGTGCGAGTTCGTTGTTCACGCGCCCCGACAATGCATTGTCGATGGTTTTGCGTGAGAGACGCATCAGCGTTGCCACATTCGTAGCACCACCTTTCGGCATACGTATTCTCTTTATCATCTCCATTTTATTCTTATTTTTATAGCGCATTCCAAATGGAACGCGATGCAATATTACAGAATTCTGTATTGATTATGCAAGTAAAAATGTGTTTTATTTCAATTTTCTGTATTTGAATGGCAAAAAGTGAGTTAACGGAGAGGTTTCTTCAAGCCTACAATACACTACTGAAACAAACACCAGCACTTACGCTAAAAGACTTTACGTCAAGCATTGGTGTTAGCCCTTCTCTAATGACAGAAATGAGAAAGGGACGTAGTGATGTTGGCGTCAAGGCATTACAGAATATTGTAATTGCATACAATATATCACCAGAGTGGCTTCTACTTGGTGAAGGTGAGATGATGCGCAGCGCGCAGCCTTCGAGCAAGTCTACAGATACACCCCCAAGCACCGATAATACAGAGATAGAGCAGCTACGCCAAGAGGTGCAGCGCCTAAAAGATGAGAAAATAAAGCTACTCGAGAAGATAATTTCACTCCAGGATACCCACTAATCCCCCCACCGCCGCCCATATCACACTTATTTTGTACAAGGCCGCAAAAGCTGTTTTTGACACAAAATTGCGTAATTCATTGTGTTGTAAATACTTACATTATTTATCGATGGAAGCACCCAAAAACGTAAAAGTGTTTTTTACGGCAGTATCCTTAATTGGTAACATGCAATACCCACATTACCATTACTTATTTCGGTGCGTTTTCTACCGAGTTATGACGAACCAATTGACGAACCAATTAGCATTTTTTATTGTTTAGGAATGCTTTTTATACAAAGCAAAACGCGCCATGACGCCTATCGAGATACGCCGATATAAAAGGTGTGTTATAGACAACAAAAAAACGCTCAGAAGCACCGTATTTTTCGGCTTTCTGAGCGTTTTCGAATAGCAATCAAAGAACTATCCAACACCATTCAAAATGGCATCATAAAGAGCCATCCGTTTTATTCCTCAAAATCACCCTCCAATCCAACCAAATCCACTCAATTTGTACTTTTCGTTTTGTTGGCATTTTTGCGCAACTAATTGAATCATCGCACATTAGCAAATGGGCGCATTGTACTTTTCATTTGTACCCCCATACGGCATGGTTTGCGTTGGATATTCCAATTAGCGATGGACCATGGAAATTCTGCGGCTTGCCGGGCTTGATAATGGAAGTGTACGACAAAGGCGAGCAGCAATATTTCTGCATCAATGGTTTGCAGCAAGAAGATGCAACCGAGCCATTGTATTTTGGTATTGATGGTAAAGATGTTAGCAAGTTTCAAAAGGTAAAAAGAACAGATTTTCTGAAATCTGCATACGATTATTTCAGAGATCCTGAAAAATACAGAACAATGTCTACAGGAATCTCTTTCGGCTTAAGTTTAGGAAACTATGAAAAGAAGCGCGATTTATTGGAAAGAGAGTGAGGAATGGAAATTGAAAATTGAGAATTGAAAATTGAAATCAGTTCATTTTGTTCAATTTGTGGAATCTGTGTACTAAC